GATTTCTATTGACCTAAATCAACGTTCAAACATTGAAGGTATAGATTATATCATTGGAGATAGTAAAACGTTGTATAACGATTTAAAATCGAAATTAGGAGGTAAAAATACCAAAATAGATTTTTTAATGATTGACGGAGACCATTCTTTTGAAGGCGTAAAGTCTGATTTTGAAATTTACCATAAATTGGTTAAAAAAGGTGGTATTATAGCTTTTCACGATGTTAAAGAAACTCAAATGCATACCGAACTTAATTGTTTTGTATCTGATTTTTGGAATAAAATTAGATTGGATGAAAGATTTGAAGCAATTGAATTTTTAGATTCAGTAAATGATTGGGGTGGAATTGGTGTTTTAATCATAAAATAATGGATATTATCATCACTTGTAAAAATAGACTTCAGCATTTAAAAAAATGTATTTCATCAATTCCTAAAGAAAATTTAATTGATGTTTTTGTTGTTTGCTATGGAGATGAAATGGCATTTAGATGGTGTAAACAAGAAAAATTGAAGTGTATTTTATATCCGGCCCGAGATTTTCATTTATCAAAAGCGAGAAATATTGGTGTTACTAATACTTTTGATGAATGGTTATTTTTTGCTGATGCTGATACAATATTTGATGCTAATTTTTTCAAATCATTAAAATTAGAAACAAATAATTATTATACAGGAGAACCACAATGTTCAGGTAATTGTATTGTTGAAAGAAAACATTTTAAAGGTTATGATGAAGCGATAAAAGGATATGGTGGCGAAGATACAGACCTTTATATTACATTGACTATACAAGGTTTAAAGAAATGCCACATTGAATTAATGAGATATTTACCTCATTCTGATTTTGATAGGACAAGAAACTACGGAAATTCGAAGAAATGGCATCAACAATTGCATAATATTAAGTATTTGATGCAAAAACATCCTCACGAGTTCATTTTTCCTGAATATATTTCACCCGATTTAAAACATTTTTTTTTATGATGATTCAAGAATCTTTTCTCATATCGTTATTGTGTTATGGTTTTTTTCAAGCAACACGATTCGGAAATATTTTGTATTTCATTCAACGATTTTCGCTTACATTACCCGAATTTTTCGGTAAACCAATATGCCTTTGTTTAACTTGTATGTCATCAATTCACACTATTTTTTGGCATTATTGTTTTTGGGGATTTGAATGGACAATAATACCTCAAATTTTAATTGTAGCATCAATAAATCATATAATAGGATTAATTTCAGCACAATATGAATAAATTAGCAGGAATTTGGAACGTTTGGGATGGCGATGAACATTTAAGAAAGTCAATTGAACAAATTAAAGAACATTTAGACTTTGTAATTGTTGTTTATCAGAACATTTCAAATACAGGAGAAAAATATTTTCCTGAATTACCACACGATTTAATAGATATGTCGTTTCATTATCAACCAAATTTATTGGATTCTGCTCAAAATAATGAAGAAAACAAACGTAATATAGGCCTATCATTAGCAAAACAAATTAAATGCACTCATTTTATTCATCTTGATTGCGATGAAATGTATTTTAATGAAGATTTTAAACGTGCTAAAGAAGAATGTTATAAAAACAATTTGGATGCTTCATTTTGCTCATTAAAAACCTATTATAAATATCCTACAAAGCAATTATTTCCTGAAGAACCTTATTTTGTGCCATTTATTCATAAAATATATCCACAGACTAAAATGTGCTTTGATAAAAAATATCCTGCATTTGTGGACCCAACACGAAGAACAAATACTTATATCAATCATAAATACATAGATTGGTTAAAAATGCACCATTATTCTTTTGTAAGAAAAGATATTGAAAGGAAAATGAGAAATTCTTCAAGTTCATCAGCATTTTCTAATAATAGTGTAACTTGGGAAGAATTTGATAAAACAGGTAAGATGATACATTTTAAGGATTTTATTACCATTGATGTTGAAAATTACTTCAATTTGTAAATAAATTACAAGTTAAAAGTCTTATAATAAAGTAAATTTGTATATATGGAAATGACTCAATTATCCGATAATTTTTTCTTTTTTCAGGCAAAAGCACCTGCTGATTTAACTATTTTTAATCAAATAGATGATTTTCAAAGAAAAATTATTAGTTATGGTAAATTCAATAATTATCCACAAGAGATAATAAAGGCCATACAATCATCGCCAATCGCTAATTCTTGCGTTGAAACCCACGCTAAATTCCTTTATGGAGATGGATTATATTTTGATACTCCTGAAGGACAAACTGAAGAATTTACAAATAAATTAAAACAAATATTTAATGAGTCATTTTATCAGACTATATGTTATGATATGGCATATTTTGAAGCACTTGGTTTAATTCAAAAATGGGATTTAAATGGTTTTTTAACAAGTGTTAAGCAACAAGATTTTTCTACAATTCGTTTAGGTATTCCAAATCTTGATGATTTTGAAATTACTTATGCTATGATTTCAAGCAATTGGCAAGAAGAACAAAAATTAAAACGTTATAGAGCAATAAAAATAGATTTATACAACGATATTGATACTAAAGTTAAAATTGGTTCATATAATGAAGGAAATAAAGTAGATGAATTTCAAAAATGGTCGGGAACATTAGAATATATTAGAAGATATAAACCGGGCCAAGTATATTATTCTCAACCAAAATTTGCTTCAGCCTTAAAATGGATTTATGCCGATGGACAAATTCAAAATTTTCACGCAAATAATGTAGATAATTCTTTTGCTCCTGCATTTATAGTAAAAGTCGGTTATAAATTAACAGGCGAAGATGAAAATGGAGTTCCAATGAAAGAATCTTTGCGTAATTATATTTCTGATAAATTAACAGGTGCCGATAATGGTGGTAAATTCGCCATTTTGGATAATCAATCAAAAGAAGGTTCTATTGAAATTATTCCATTTAATCAATCTACAAACCACGAAATGTATTTAGCACTTCAAAATCTTATTAAAGATAATATCGCTACTGCATTTCAAGTACCACCTGTTTTAGCAAATATTCAAGTTTCGGGAAAATTAGGAACTGCAAAAGAAATTGCTGATGCTTCTATTTATTATCAAAATGCAGTAATAAAACACGACCAAAACTTATTAATGTTTTATTTAAATAAAATGGCAAAATTGATGGAAGGTTATGATGGCACTACAATTAAAGTATCTAATTCTGTTCCATTAGCGTTTATTGCTGATTCTTTTTCAGATAAATTTACTGAAGATGAAATTAGAGAAGCCTTTGGTTTTGCACCAAAAGAAGTTCAAATTAGTGGAAAAGCTAATGGCATTATTGATAACATTAACTCATTATCGCCATTGGTAGCGAATAAAGTTCTTGAATCAATGACAGAAGAAGAAGTTAGGAGTTTGGTTAATTTAATAGGTAAAAAAGGAGGTCCCGATGTCGTGTTGTAATTGTACAATTATTACTCAAACCGATTTTTATGGAATTGTTCCATTAAGCAGAAATGTTGAATCAGAAAATATTGATATTGCTATAAATAATTCACGAGCAACTTATATGAATGATTTGCTTTGCCAAACTTTATTTGATGAGTTATGTGAACAAATTTCTGCTAATACATTAACCAATTCAAATGAAGAATTATTATGTCGTTTGAAAAAAGTAATGGTATGTTATGCGTTTGCTGATTTAATGTTTTTTCATCCTGTCCAAGTAACTAAAGAATCTGTAGTTAGAAAAGTAACTGAAGAATCTGAATTTGTAGATTTTGATACGAATGAAAAACAAGCAATGTATTGGAGGCAAATTGGTAAAAATTACGCCAATGAAATGTTTAGTTGGTTAAAAACAAATATTGCTTTAAATCCATTATATAATCAAGAATTATGTAATCATTGTAATGATAAAAAAGATTTAGAATATTGGGGAATATCATAATGCTAATTATATATCAAAATACAACAAGTCTTATAAGTATTGATTTACCAAGTACTCATAATTATTATTTATTTGTATTTAAAAAAGGTAATGTTACTATAAAAAGCATATATCAAACTATTGTTTGTGCTAATTATTGTTTTGAAGTGACTGAAAATATTGGTTTGGGAATTTGGGATATTAATATCTATGGTCAATCAAGTTCAAGTAATTTGGACCCAAATTTGGCCACTTTTTTATATGATAATGATGTAGAAGTAAAAATTAATTATGATAGTTATTTAGTAAATCAAAAATGTAATTTTCTTATTACTGAAAATGGCGATAATTTAATAACTTAATGATAAATATTAACTCAAATACTGATTCTAAAGTTATTTTGTTTCTTGAAGAAACATTTGATTATTATTTATTTGTTTTTTCTCGAAAAAATGGATGTGAGAGTTATAGTGGTATTTATACTGCAGTCGAATGTGATTTTTATACTTTTATTCTAAATGAAAATTTAGATGAAGGATTTTGGGATATAAAAGTTTATGGACAAAATGATTATTCTAATCTTCATTCTGAATTAGCTACATTTTTATTTGAAGATTCTTTAAGAGTTGATTTTACTTTTGATTTTATAATTACCGAATCTTGTGAAAATATAATTACTGAAAACAATATAAATTTAATAACCTAACAACAACAACAATGAAAAATTTCTTACTCAAATCTCTTGATGCCTTTGCAATTTATTTATTGGCATATTTTGCTCCCACTTTTACTATGTTATTGGCAATAGGATTTCTTGTTTTTTGTGATTTCATCACAGGAATGATGGCATCTAAAAAACGTGGCGAAGAAATAAGGTCTAAAAAAATGCGACCAACAATAATGAAAGGATTTGGATATATGGTAGCTATTTTAGTTGCTCACGTTTTTCAAAAACATTTTATTCCTAATTTTGAGGTTATGAAAATAATTGCAGGATTAATTGCATTTATTGAACTAAAATCTTTAGATGAAAATTTTAAAGATATTACAGGAAAATCTTTATTTGGTCAATTCTTAAAAAAATGATAAGTGAACACATTACAGAAGCTGAAGCTTTTAAATCACAACAGGCAATTAGATTGGGTATTAAAAATTATACCGATGATGAAATTCTTTTGGAAAATATGCGTTTTGTGGCTAATAATATTTTTGAACCTATTAGAAAACACTTTGCGAAACCTATTGGAATATCTTCTTTTTATAGATGTGTTGAACTGAATAAAAAAATCAAAGGTGCTAAAAATAGCCAACATACAACCGGAGAAGCTATTGATATTGATGCTGATATTTTTGGAGGTTTAATTAATACTGAAATTTACAATTTTGTTAAAGATAATCTTACATTTGACCAATTAATATGGGAATATGGCGATAATAATAATCCTGCTTGGGTTCACGTTTCGCTAAAAAGAGAAGGAAAAAATCGTGGTCAAATTTTAAGAGTTCGTTAATGACAAAAGAAATAGTGCTAAAAAGCATTGAATCAGAAATTAAACAATTAACCAAAATTTTAGATAAAAGAATTGCATTGTATGAAAATATTAAAAATGATGATATTTTTTGTAGCGATTACATTAATATCTTGCAGGACAACCAAAATAAAATCGAATCAAAAAATTGAGGTTGATAGTGTTGCTAAAAGTGAAATTAAAATAGAAAAAAATGTTTTTAATATTGTTACTGATTCAGGAATAGTAATTACTGAAGAAATAATTGAATACAAATCTGATTCTATTACTAAAATTCCTGCAATCGTTAAACGTTCGATAAAATCCTTTCATAAATACAACGTAAAAAGAACGCTTCAGTCAAACGAAAAAGTATTAGACATATCAAACGTTAAGGTAAAGAAGAAAATCGTTTTAAACGAAGTTAAAAAGGAACCTATTGCATCAAATAAAAATTGGATTTTATATGTTATCCCTATTATATTGATACTTTTTTTCTTAATATTTTTTATTTACAAAAAAAATTAGATATTTGAGTTCCGTTTTTCAACTTTCATAGCGTTTAAAAACAACGAAGGCCATTCTTAATAGGATGGTCTTTTTTTTTGCATACAAAATTATTATTACATAGTCAATACCCTATAAAAAAATAGTTGTATGTTATAACAACGACTAAAACGTTGTTTCCATCATTTGGACATCGAAATTAAATTATCTCAAAATAGATTTTAATATTTCAATCTATAGAAGCATATTTGACTATAATAAAAAACAAAAAAACAAACTTAAAAAAAAAATTATGGAAACTTCAATCACTAAAAACATCGAAAAAGCTTTAAAATTAAAAATCAATTTAAACGATTTTTATAATGTATCATTTGATGATTGTTCTATCTCATTACAAGGAAAATTATCAACTGAATTAAAAAAACAATGTGAATTAAAAGGATTTAAATTTGAACTTGAAAATGGTCATAATTGGTTATTTGCATCAAAAAATTCTATAAGAATCACATTAACTTTCTAATCAACTATGGGGATTGAAAAATCCCCTTTTAAAAAACTTAAAAAAAAACGTTATGAAAAAGAAAATTGAGAAACATTTTGCAACCGAAGAATTTTACAAAGATTCTGATGGATATTGGGTTGTATTAAAAACAGGATACACTTATTTTGGATGTGAAGTTGTACACGAATTAACTTTAAAAAGAATTTGGTTTGCTTTAACATCAATTGAAAAAAAATAATTAATCGGGGATTGAAAAATCCCCTTAAAAACTAAAAAAAACGTTATGAAAAGATTTAATTTCAAGGCACAACTAAAAGGAATGAATTTAGATTCATTAAAAGAATTAAAAAGCTATCATTTAGATTATATGTTAGGATTTATCGGACTAAACGATAAAGAGGCAGGTAAACATTCTCGATATGTTGGATATATAGATGATGCAATAAGTAAAATTAAAAGTAACTAAAGAAACTTTTGCGAGTAGCCGAAAGCATAAGCAAGTAAGCTACTCTTTATAATTAAATAAACAAATTAAAAACTAAAAAAAACGCTATGAAACGTTATAAAGAAAATCTAAAAATCGTGGGATCCCAAGTAATTTCTTATTCCACTCACGTTGCTACAATTAATCATTCTGAAGGAACATTAATTCAATTGGGTTGGTGGTCACAAACTACACAAAAGCATATAAATTATGTGGCAAAAGAATTAAATTTAACCATAATCAAATAATAAAGCTATGAAAAAAGAATTAGAAACTATTTATTCAATCGTTCGAGAATCTAAAACAATTTATGTTACAGACCAAACTGCTCAAAGATATAAAATTGATGGTTCAAATAAAGCATTTGAAATTTTTAAATTGTTGATTGGCGAAGATGTCGAATTAAAAGAAATATTTTACATTATGTTATTAAATAAAGCAAATAATGTATTATCGGTACAAAAAATAGGAGAAAGTAGTCAAGCAGGTTGTGTAATTGATAATAGGATTATTTTAAAAAGTGCTTGTGATTTATTAGCATCTTCAGTAATTATTTGTCATAATCATCCATCAGGAAATCTAAAACCAAGCGAACCTGATTTAATTTTAACTAAAAAAATAAAGGAATCTTTAAATTTAGTGGATATAAAATTATTAGACCATATTATTGTGGCACCAAATAATAAATATTTTTCATTTTTAGATGAAGGGGTAATATAATGATTGATTTAAAAAATTCTATTAATCGTTTAAAAGAAACTGAACGATTAGAAAAAGCACAAAATATAGAAAACGCTGATTTATCTATAAAAATAAAAGTGTTACAACGTGCATACGATAATATCGTATTAAATGAAATTGATAGAAAAAGTTTACTAATAAATAAAATAAGATATGGCAAATAAATTTATTACTTGTGAATGTTGCGAAGGCACAGGAATAGCAATTACTTCTAATTGTTGTGATGCAACATATAATTCTGATATTATGATTTGTGAGCATTGTTATGAACATTTAGGAGATAATAAATGCGATGAATGTAATGGCGAAGGAAAAATATTAAATCATATAGACACTAAAAACGATTATTAATTATGAGCAAATTAGAATTTAAATTAAAAGGAGAAATTCAATGTATAATAGAAAATATTACACATATTATTTTCTCGGATGGTATCAATTGCACTATGGTAATTGAAAATCAAGAATCTGAAGTAAAACCTTTTGAAACATTTACTAAAGCATTAACGCATTTAAGGAAAATTAATAGTGATAATGATTTAAGATTAAATTTAAAGAAAGAAAAAAGTGATACTTTAGAAATTAGACATATTCATTACAATACAGAAAAATTATTTGATGAAAATTTGGCAACAAAAATAAGACCAATGCTTACTTATTACAAGAAAAAATATGCAAGGAATTATAAAACAAGTTTTGTTTTTATCGAAGGAACTCGTAAATTTAAAGTAACAAGAATCCAATAACGCTATGAAACCATCACATTTAGAACCTTTCATTGATATATTAACCAAAAAGTTTGGTTTTATTATATCGCATACCGAAGAAATGCCATTTGAAATTCAATTAATCAAAGATGAAAAAATTATTTTAATGCATTGGGAAAGATTTACAATTAACAATCTCAATTTTAATATGATTTATCCTGATACAATTGACCAATGGATAACTATGTTGGCTTGTTTTGAAATCATTAAATTACCTCGTAATTATAGAAATGATTTTCAAAAATTACAATCAGTTGCTAAATATGGTAATGATGATTGCAAATATTGGGTTTCACAAATGATAAACTACGAATGGTAAAGAAATTTATTTATCCGAACCACATTGATGAACAAGGTTTACCAAAGGTTCAATATGTACATATACAAAGTAGTGTAGGCGAAAATCAAAAAATAGATTTTAACAAATGGGCATTACTAATTAGATATCAATTAATATTAATAAACAAAAAAATTCACAAATTAGAAAAAGAAACCAATTACAAATTATTTAAACGCTAAAAAAATGGACAATTTACAAGTATTAAACGAAAATGACCAATTGGCAAAAGTTGCCGATGACTCACAAATTAAAGAATTTAGGATTAAGGTCCAAAATTTTACAAAATTATTAAATTCAAAACCACAATCTGAAAAAATCCAAAAGCATCAGGGTTATGATTATTTACCAATTTCACATATTGAAAAAGAACTTGATAAAATTTATTTTGGATTAGTTCAATATGAAGTTATTTCTTATCAGCAAATTTTTAACGAAATTTCTTGCCACGCACGAATTAAAGTTTTTCATCCTGTAATTAACCAATGGATGCAATATGATGGATTGGGTTCGGCAGTTATTCAACAAGATAAAGATACAAGTGTTGCTGATTTTCATTTATATAAAAAAGGAAACGCTTTACAATTATCATTACCGAAATCATACGCTGAAGCAATTAAAAATGCTTCCAAAAAAATAGGTAAAAGGTTTGGTGCTGATTTAAATCGAAAATTTGAAGATGAATATGTGCCAATGCTTAAAGAAGAAAAAATAAAAGTTGATTTACCTACAATTCAAGAAGGAACACCACAATGGCAAATGCTTGTCCGAGATTTAATTAATGGTATATCAATTGAAAAAATTGAGGAAAAAGTAAAATTAACTGAAGAACAAAGAATTAAATTAATGGAGGAAGCATTATAATGGAAAACGAAATACAAACTTTTCAAGAACAATTAGATGAATTGTTAATGAAAATATTAAAAAAAGAAGAACATTTAAGTTTTTCATCGTTGAAAGCATTTATGAAATCGCCAAAAGATTTTATTGATTATAAATTTGCAGAACGAAAATCAACTAAAAGTATGGATTTAGGTACGCTTGTACATTTATTAGTACTTGAACCAACGAAATTTGAAGAACGTTATGCAATTTTACCTGATGATGCACCTAAAAAACCAAGCATTACTCAAATCAATGCAAAAAAACCATCTGATGATACATTGAAAGCAATTGCTTATTGGAATGAATTTGAAGTAAATAATAAACACAAAACAATTATTAGTAAAAGTGATTTATTAGATGCTCAATCAATAGCAAATAATATTAAATTCAATAATTCAGCATTTAATATATTAAATAAATGCAACGAATATGAAATACCATTAGATTTTGAATACAACAATTTTAGGTTTAAAGGTTATGTAGATGCTAATGGCGAAAATATTCGTGCTGATTTAAAAATTTATGCTTCATCTGAACCAAGAAAATTTCAACGAGATGCTTTTGCTAATTCTTTGCACGTTCAAGCATCAATTTATAATATAGGATTAGGAAACGTTCCATATTATCTTATTTCTGCTGACAAATCAGGTGGTGTTTCTACTCATAAAATTAGTTTGGAATTAATTGAATATGGTAAAAAACAACTTGATAATACACTTGAAGAATTTAATCGTTGTATTTTAGAAAATAAATGGCATCAATCGTATGATTTTTATTCTCAACGATACGATGGTACTTATATTTTTGATAGACCTGCTTATGCTTATTAATAATATTAATATCAAAATTAGGAATCGCAGATTGGAACTCGGCTTTAAATCAGCCGAGCAATTTGCATACGATAATAAGTTAAATAGAAGTACTTATGAACGCATTGAACGTGGCGAAGATATGAGGTTGTCTACATTTTTAAAAGTAGCCGAATGTTTAAAACTTAATCCAAAAGATTTATTATGAAAAAATTTATTGAAACATTTCTCGAAATAATAATGCTAATATCAATTTTAGTAACAATATTTATAGTGATGCCTATTGTATTAGGATTAGTGTTTATGTTAATTGATTATTTTATATGAAAGCAATTTATATAGCAAAAGTTGATAATTATAAATTAAAAATAATTAATCGAAAAGTTTTTGACCATCATATTGAACAATTAAATGGAAAAGATATTACCATTACAATTGAATTAAAAAAGAAAAAAAGGTCAAATAAACAAAATGCTTATTATTATGCAGTTGTGGTACCTATAATTAAACAATGTTTATTAGATGCAGGATTTAATGGATATAGAAATACAGAACAAGTTTGTGATTTATTAAAATATCGTTTTTTAAAAACAAATGAAACAAACGAAAATGGCGAGTTCATTGAACGCATAAAATCCACATCTGAATTAACTACATCTCAATTTATGGATTTAATAGCTGAAATACAACAATGGGCTTCTGAATATTTTAATGTTCAAATACCCGACCCGAACGAAAATTTAAAACTTGAATTATGATAACAAATTTTGAAGAAATAACTTATGACATTACCGAACCTGAAAAAAGAGCATCTCGGTATGTAGAACGAATATTAAGAAGTCAAAATAAATATTTTAATAATACTGAAATTTCAACAATGATTTTTAACGCTTCAGGAAAATTAAAAGAATTTGATTATAAAGATGCTCGTATTAGAAAAATAATCAATTATTTACGATTGACAACTGCACCAAATATTGTTGCATCAAGCAAAGGATATAAAGTAAGTAATAACATCGAAGAATTAACCAAATATCATTTATCACTTATGGAACGTATTGATGCAATAAATAATATCGCCATTCAAACGGAAACATACCTAAATTCAATCAAAAATGCCTAATGATGTTATTATATCACTATTAGAAGATTATGTCGGAAATCGCATTAAAATCGAAACCATTGCTGAAAAATATAATATCAGCATAGTTCGTGTCCAATTTTACATTGATTTATATAATGGGTTCGGTAATTTGAAATTGAGGAGTTTAAAAAGGAAACGTTCAATATCGGAATTAAGTTTAGAAAATTATAAATGCAATAATTTAACGATAATAACGAATGAATCAATAATTTTAACTTTATAAATAACGCTATGGAAAAAAACACTTTTTATTTTAGTCACGATTATTCTGCTCGTAATGATTTGAAAATCAAAAAATTGCTTCAAAAATATGGTTATCAAGGATATGGCATTTATTGGGCTTTAATTGAAGACCTTTATATGAATAACAATTCAATGCTATTGGATTGCGAATGTATAGCGTTTGATTTACGAACAACCGAAAAAGTTATTTCAGATATTATCAATGAATTTGGTTTATTTGTTGTTGAAGGAAATACATTTTATTCCGAATCTGTAAAAAATAGACTTGAAAAACGAATTGAAAAATCAGAAAAAGCACGTTTTTCAGCATCAAAACGATGGAATAATGCGAACGCATCACAAACGCAAAGCGAAGGTAATGCTATAAAGGAAAGTAAAATAAAGGAAATTAAAGTAAATGATATTAAATTAAATGATAATAATAATAATGTAACAATTTCTAAAGAAATTGATATTCACAAAAAAAATAAGCATTCATTTGAAAAAAGTTTAATATTTGATAAAAAAGAATTTGCAAATGCTTTTCCTGAATGGTCAAAAGACAAATTATTACATTATTATGAATCTGCTTTATTATATTCACAATCAAAAGGTGCCAAATATTTAAATTGGGCATCTGCAATTAAAAATTGGGACCGAACTAAACCTTATAACGCTAATGGAAAATCAACTCACGAACAACGAAAAAACGAACTCGCAGATAGTATTGCAGAACGAGAACGCAAAATTACAACCATTTTATCCGACAAAAGCAATTGATTTGATAAAAAATCCTCAACCTGTTTATGCATTAATAAAAAGGGAAAAAGGAAATGATATTGTTTTTGAATCAATTTCAATTATTTTAGAAAAATTTTGTTATTCAATGAATGTTTCTAAAAATATGGATAAAGAACAAAGAGAAGAATGTGCCGAATTAATTTATCAAAAATATTGGTATTGGTCCCCAAATCATTTGGTTTTAGCATTTAATAATTTCAAAATGAATAAATATCCTGATATTCAATTATTTCAATGCATTGATACATTGGTAATATTTAAAATATTAGATAAATTTGAATCAGAATTATTTCGTGCAAAAGAAAAACACGAACAAGAACAATTGATGTTAAAACGTGAACAATGGGAAAAAGAAGCCGTACCTATGCCAAAAGCAATTATTGATGAAATTTCAAAAATTGGTAAAATTAAAAAATTGGAAATAAAAATTGCACCCGAACCCGAAAAATGGAATTTATCAAAACAATGGATTGAAGATTTTAATGATGCATATAAAAGAAATCCTATTGATGGGCCAATTCGATGTATTAATATAAATGGTTTAAATATGGATGTTACTAAATATTTGCAATATAGATTAGAATTAGAAACAAATAACCTTAAATAAAAAATTATGATAAAATTACAAATAGCAATAGGCGAAGGAGACGTTCAACCATTTTATTTTCAATCTGTTAATGATTTGGTTGATTACATTAAAGAATGTAAATCAATAAATGCAATATGGTTGGCAACTGATGAAGCAACCGATGAAATTTTAATTACCGAAAATATTGAAAAAATAATAATAGCTATTTTATTTGATTATTGGGATTTAGCACTTGATAAAGATTCTATTTTTTATTTACAAGAATATCAAAGTTATGAAGATGCATTTGCAGTAGCTTTGTCAATGAAAGAAAATAATCCTAAATGTTATAATTAATTATGAAAGCAACAGAAATACTCCGATTATTAAAATTTTCTTATTTGTGTGGATTATCTTATTCAGGCAAAGGTTGGGAAAATTTTGGTTATAAATTGAAATTAGAATATAACAAAGATTCTATTCAATATTACATAATTGAAAATGAAGAAGAATGTATTATTGTTTTTCGTGGAACGGATGAATTAAAAGATGTTTTTACAGATATTAATGTTAATTTTTATTCATCAATTTATGGTCGAATACATTATGGATTTTTTAAAGCTTGGGAAAATATTAATTTTTATTTAAGGAATAATTTGCCAATTGGTAAAAAAATATACATTACAGGTCATTCATTAGGTGGTGCATTAGCACAAATTGCAGGATTATTTATTTATAATGAAGCAATAATAACTTTTGGTTCTCCTATGATTCATCATTTTAAAGATATGCATTTAATAAATACAAATCATATAAGAGTAAGAAATTGTAATGATGTAATTACTAAATTACCATATTTAAATTATGAACATACAGGAAAATTAGTTTATCTTGATTATAATGGAAAAATAAAAGATAAAGTTTCATTATTTGATAATTTAAAAGGCCATTTAAAAGCTTGGAGTAAAAAACAATGGTTCGATGGTGTATATGACCATAAACTTACAGAATATCAAGACAAATTAGCTAATTTAGAAAATTATGAGCATTAAATTATATGAATTGACTTGCGATTTAAAAGGTGGTGTTCGTAAAATTAAAATTATCAGCAAAAATGAAGATTTTAATGAACATAGAATAAATCGTGAATTGTTTGGCAAAGGAAAAATAGAAAATTATAAAATATTAAATAATAAAATTTTAATTGATAATTTAGGATTATGATTGAATATAAAGATGTTTTGATACAAGCGTTGGAAAAATATGGTAATGATAAACAAATTTTCCAATTACAAGAAGAAATGGCAGAACTTACAATCGCGATAAATCATCTTAAACGTGGCCGGGTTGATAAAAAAGCCATATTAACCGAAATTGTTGATGTTCAAATAATGCTTGACCAAATTATTTTGATGTTTAATTTGGATGAAAATGCATTAAGATTAGAAAAATCAATTAAAATATGTAAATTAATATCTAAATTGGATGAAAAAACACACTAAAATATATTTTGAATATTTTGGTTATGATGTTTCCGATTTTATACCTTGTGAAGTATGTGGGGCCAAAGCAATTGATATTAATCATATTGATGCAAGAGGTATGGGTGGTTCAAAAGAAAAAGATTCAATTGATAATCTTATGGCTATGTGCAGAAAATGCCACATTGAATATGGCGATATAAAAGAAAAAAAACAATGGTTAAAGGATTTGCACAAATTAAACCTCTTTCGGTAAACGAAGCTTGGAAAGGAAGAAGATTTAAATCAGACAAATATAAAAACTATGAAAAATCGGTTTTATATTTTTTGCCACGTTTAGATATTCCTGACGGAAAATTATCAATTGAATTAAATATTGGTTTTAGTAATTCAAAATCAGATATAGATAATCCTGTTAAATTATTTTTGGATATTTTACAAAAAAAGTATAAATTTGATGATGCAAGAATATACCAATTGCTTGTAATTAAGGAAATTGTGAAAAAAGGAAGTGAATTTATAAAATTTCAAATAACAGAATATATTCAATAAAATTAAATTAAATGGAAATTGTAAAAATAAAAACTTCAAAAATTGTTTTGAATGATGAAAATCCAAGAACAATAAAAGAATCTAATTTTCAAAAATTAATAAATTCAGTTAAAAATTTTCCTGAAATGCTTGAAATTAGGCCAATTGTTGTTGATGAAAATATGGTTGTTTTAGGTGGTAATATGAGATTTCGTGCTTGTTTAGAAGCAGGAATGAAAGAAGTATCTGTAATTATTGCCAAAAATTTAACCGAAGAACAAAAAAAAGAATTTATTATTAAAGACAATGTTTCAGGTGGAGATTGGGATTGGGATATTTTAGTTAATTCGTGGAATACCGAACAATTAGAAGAATGGGGATTAGAAGTTCCAATTAATTTAACTGCAGAAGATGCGTTCGACATTGAAGGTAAAGATAAATTTAGCGAAAATGTAAATTTTACTATCAGATGTGATTCGATGGAACAACTTCAAGAACTTCAAACAAAGTTAAGCGTTGATGGTCAAAAATTGAATTATCAAGAATTTATTATTAAAGTTGGATTATGAGAGTAGCTATATTAGAGATTTATCCTAATAAAGTGTTTGATGCAAGTAAAGGTATTGATGCACATTTAAGAAATTCGATAATCATTGGCGATTATTTAGGTGCCGATGTTCTAATTACAGAATCCGATTACCTAAAGGCATTAAAAAGGAAATATGATGTTCTTATATTGTCTTATGCTTCATTTTACGCCCCATTTCAGCTAATAAACAGATTGGTTGAAAATAACCCTGATGCTCATCGTGTATTAATATCAAATGAATATGCTCAAAATGGGTTTATTTCAACATTTCCACCCCCTTTCATTTATATAACAAATTTTGAAGGTATAGTTATTGGTAAAAAGCACGTTAAAGAACACCACGTTTTAAATTTGAATTTATTATTTGCGAGAAAACCTAATAAATTGGCCGATAAGAAGTATGATTGCATTTATTATGGAACATTTCGCAAAGACCGAGAAAAATATTTCAAAAAATACCTTCAAAAAGGAATCTATTTATCTACATCAGACAAAAATTTTAAAAAATACAAACATATTGGTTGCAATCCTTTATGGATTAAGAAGTTATCTTGGGCCGATAAAAGAGAAACATTGAACAATTTTAGATTTTCGCTTTATATTGAAGATGAATTTACTCATACTTGTTTCAATAATCTCGGTAATAGATGGTATGAAGCAGGATTTTCAAACGTAGTAATGTTTTTTGATAAAAATTGCTACAATACATTAATAAAATCAGAAATTGGTATTCATATTGATGAAATTAAACAATTCATAGTAGAAGATTACCAATCATTAAAAGATAAAATTGAACAAATGAAACCCGATTTTGAAAAATATCTTAAAATTCAGCAAAATTGGAGAACAAATGAACCTCAATTAAGAGAAAAACTATTGAATGATTTAAAAGAAGTCATTTATAAAAAACGCTAATTATGGCATACGATAAAGTAAAAATATACGAACAAGCTAAAGAATTAGTCATTGAAAAAAAGCTTTTTTTTGTCGAAGATGTAATTGCCTTATTACCAATAAGTAAACAAACATACTACGATTTTTTTAAAGTAAATTCTTACGAATATGACACTATAAAAGATTTGCTTGATAAAAATAAAGTTGAAGTTAAAACTTCTATGCGTTCAAAATGGTATAAATCAGAAAATGCTACATTACAATTGGCATTAATGAAATTAATAGGTACCGAAGAAGAAGCACATCGTTTAAATGGAAGTAACCATAAAATATCAGGGGACCGAGATAATCCTTTGCAAAATCAAATGACCATAAATGTTGTAAGTACCGGTGTTGCAGTAAAAACCAAAGAATCTGATATTGATTTAGATTAATGTTCGAAGTAAGCGAATTATTTGAGAAAAATTTTAATTGTCCTACAAAAATTGCCATCAATCAAGGTGGAACGTGGTCGGGAAAAACTTATACTATACTTCAGGTCCTAATTACTTATGCTTTATCTGAAACGTGCATAATAACTATAGTCGGCCAAGATATTCCAAATTTAAAATCAGGAGCATTAAGAGATTTTCAAGATATTATATTCAAAAATCCTTTATTGGATAATAAAATCCTTGAATACAACAAGTCAGATAGGATTTATACGCTTGTAAATGGTTCTATAATTGAGTTTAAATCATACGATGATTGGCAAGATGCCAAATCAGGTAAAAGGGATTATTTGTTTTTAAACGAGGCCAATGGTATTAATTATGAAATCGCTAAACAATTAATTTTAAGAACAGACAAAAAGGTTTTTATTGATTATAACCCCGATTCAGAATTTTGGGTACATTCAACATATCTTAATAGCAAAAAAGCTTCTTTTTTTTATTCAGACCATCGAATGAATCCTTTTGTTTCAAAAGAAACTCGTGAAGATATAGAAAATTTACGCAATATAGACCTTGAATTATGGAAAATTTATGCTCGTGGAATCACAGGTCGAATTGAAGGCTTAATTTATCGCCATTGGAAAATTATTGATGAATTTCCTGAAATTGATTATGTTTATGGACTTGATTTTGGTTATAATCATCCAACTGCTTTGATAAAATGTGGATGGGATGATGATAATTACTTTATTAAAGAAGAAATTTATGAATCAGGATTAACCACGCCACAATTAATAGACAAAATGAAACAATTAGATATAGGTCAAACAGAAATTTTCGCTGATTCGGCTCGACCCGATACGATAGAAGAACTATATCAAGCAGGTTTTAACGTAAAATCATCTGACAAATCAGTAAAAGATGGAATAAATTGCGTAAAATCTAAACCATTAAATGTTTTCAATTCGCCAAACATTGTAAAAGAACTAAAAATGTACAAATGGAAAACCGATAAAAATAATAAACCTGTGGATGAACCTGTAAAATTCAATGATGATGGAATGGATGCGATGCGATATGGATTATATAATGGAACTAAATTATTAGGAAGGAAGGCATCGTGGTTTTAATTAACGTGGATAAACAATATGAGATGCCAACTCAATTGAATGAAATTTCCTTAAAATTATTTATCAAACTTCAAGATTTGCTATCAGAAGAAAATTATGATGAAGCAATTATGCTCGTTTCGGGTATTTCAAGCGATATTTATGAATATATTTCAAATGAAGGTAAATTAAAATTGGCAGAATTAGTTAAATTGTTATTAAATGGCGAACCTGTTTTTGGCGATGAATTGCAACTTTATGAATTATTGGAATGTCCAATTGGTCAATTTGAAGATTGGAAAGCTACTATTTCTGAATTTAAAGAAAAAACGTGGCACGCTTTACCTTGTTTGACTTTGCTTGAAAAATGTGATTACAATTATAACACTCAAATAAATAAACGATATTTAGAATATTTAGAAATGCCATCATCAATTGCACTTTTCCACCAAAAAAAGGTTAATGAGCAATTTGAAGATTTGAAGAATAAATTTTTACCTTTGTTTGAAGTTGAACTTGAAGATAT